GGGACACGTAATAGCAGATTGCACAAAATTTTCTTCCCCAACGGCTAAATCTTTGTGCAAAATGTCAATAGACACAAAATATAGTAGTTAGGCAATGCTAACATATCTATTAAGAAATCCCTCCCTCTGCACTCGGTAGGGTAGGGGAGTACAGCAACATATAGAATAAACAACCCCCTCTGTCGAGGGGGTTGTTGTGTTTAAATAGGTGCAGTGGAAATTTGCTGAATGTTTGTAGGTTCTCCCAGTTTTGAGTACTTTGTGGGGTCAAACCCGTTGATCATTCCAAACGTGCAGTTACCTGCTCCAAACTGAATGCCAGCAGTATAAGCCGGTGTAATATCCCAACCGGAAAGCCTAGTAATAAAGCACCACTCCGAACCGACAAATATAGCCGGTGCGTTTTCTCCATGTAGGGTCTTGCGCACTACCGTAATATCGTCCACGATGGTTCCTAAGCCGTCTCCGATGTAAATCGGATGCGTGACATCAATAAAAGTGCAATGACTGATAGATACTGCCTTACACCCCCCTTCGATGTAAATACCATTCATGGGGGCCGTCGCGAGGAACTGACATGTATTGATAACAGCAGTTGATGCTACTAGGCGTATGCCGTATGCCGGGGCGTTACTATAGCTGTTTAGAATATGTATTGCGCCCTGAAGACAATTTGTCAAGTAAATACCGGAGTGCGGGCACTGGTCTGCAATGAAACCATCAATCAGAATGTCCCAAACCGTTGATTGTTTCGAGGAGGCGTTAATCCATATGCCATTGGAGTTGCTGCATTCGCAGTTGCTGATATAAATATCTCGAATGTCGTTAGAAGAATCAGCAAGGAACATCCACCTATCCCCTGTAGCACTGCCGAGGCTGGAAATGCAGTTTTCTGCGCGGAAAGAGGCGTTGCCGGAGATACTAGTGGCACCCACGGAACTCTCTACTAAATGATAACTTGTAATAGGCTTAGAGGTTTCAAGGGCAATATCATGTATAATATTGCGCACCTGCATATTGACAGTATGCGCACATTCTAACACCTTTCTGCAACCGATTATAAACATATCCTCAATGAAGAATCGTTCAGAATATTCTGAAGTAAAAGCAGCGTCTACATCATCGGTTGTACCGATAATAACGCCATTGCGGAAAATAGTTCGCTCCACATGGGCTGTATTACTGCCGTTAAAAATGAATTTGCTGTTGGCAGTAGTGAGCTTAATAACACACCCCTGCAAATCGTATGTTGTGTGCGGTTGAAGATAAATATTATTACTTACAATGTATGTAGTATCAGTGCCCAGTCCAGCATATGTAGCAGGACGACCAAACTTCACTGTACCCTCATAACCGGAGAGGTAATTGCTGATAGCAGACCCTAAATCACCCTCATAATTAAACCAGTCAACCAGTACAACGCTATCTGTCATCTTGATTGCGCCGTTGTTTGCTTTACGGAAATGACAGCTAGCACCGGCAATCGGTGCGGTGATGGTTACTGTGCATGTGGTCGCAATCAACATTGCGTTGTACGCAAAATAGGAACCGGTCAGTGTGACGTCCTGTGTAATATTGTATGTACCATCCGGGAACAGCAGTGGAAGACCGGATGCCATAGCACGCTTAATTGCCTCCGTATCATCCGCTAAGCCGTTGCCTAATGCACCGTAGTCCTTAACGTTAGCAAATGCACCAGAGGATTTGTCCTCAATCTGTTTTTGTAATTTTTCATCTGCGTCCTTCCGGGCCTGTATCTCACTGCCAATATCCGTCTGAAGCTGGGTGACGGCGTCCTTCCGGGCCTGTGTCTCATTGTCAATATCCGTCTGAAGCTGTGTGTCGGCGTCCTTCCGGGCCTGTGTCTCATTGTCAATATCCGTCTGAAGCTGGTTGTCGGCGTTCTCCCGAGCCGTTTTCTCTGCGCTCAAGCCCTCATTAAATGCGGTGATAAGGTAGTGCAGAACTTCATTTGTGGAGCTGCTGACGCAGTTGGAGCCGGGCGCGTAGGCATCACCGGCAATCATTGCTCTTGTGACACGTACCAGCGCCCCGTTTACCCAGACAAGATCGTTGACCGCTCTATCCGCTGTCGCGGTGGGGCTATGCCCCTCATCGTTGGGAGTAATGGCCTTTTTGACATCGGCCCAAAGTTCATCGAAATTGCCGATTTTGGTCCAGAATTCTGTACGGTCCAGAGAAACACCGGACGGCACCGGCTGTACAGAAAGATAGGCGTTACCGTTGCTGTCCACAACAACGGTATTAGCCTCGTACTGGCTTGTGATGTCCCATTGGATCGGGTTTGCGTACTTGATCGTGGCCAGGCTGACGAAATTCGTCAGTTTGGTGTTGAATTCGTTCAGCTCGTCCATAATCCAATCAAGATTGAGATCATGGAAATTGGTGTAGGGCGCTCTGTGAATAGGATTGATACTCATAAATCACATCTCCTTAATATACCAGCAAACAAAAATTTGCCCGGATGTCCGTAACGATTTTATGAACGGCGTTCTCCATTGCAAGGGTCAACTCTTTGGCAATAAGGTCTTGCGGGTTTCGTCCTGCCCGGCCCTTCTCGGTCACGGTGTCTTTGTAGCCGTCGTGCAACTCCGAGGTGTTGTTATCGGTGGTGGTCTGATCGGTGGTGGTCGTGTCCGTGCCGCTGCTGGTAATGGTGTTTCCAGTTCCAAGGGCCGTTGTACTCTTTTCAGCGGTTTGCAATGTCCCGCTGTCAAACCCCGTGACGTCCCGGGTGGTGCTGTCGCTGCCGGTATTCTGGCCGGTGGTGGTCAGGTTAGGCGCTCGGGTAGTTGTTCCCTTCACGCCGTTTGTGCGGTTGATTGTGCCGCCACTGGTTCCTGCATGGTCGGTGGTTCTGATTCGGTCATCGGATGCCAAAGCGTCGTATTTAAGGCCCAGCGCCTCGGCGTACCGGGTCCAGCTCGGAAGCATGGTTTCAGAATAGACGCCCAGCGCCCTGCGCATCGTGGGGCCATCCGCGTACAATACCTCCAATTCCAGCGTATCAAACAGTAATTGATTGCAGACAGCGTCTTTAGAGACATTGTCAGGGACTTTCAAGTCGTCGAACAGTTTCGGGTATCTTGCCAACAGGCCGTTAAAGCTCAATGTTGCGTGCATCGTTGTTCACCTCCTGCGTCCCAGTATCGGGCGGAAAACGCCAATCAACCCATAAAGTAGATTTGTCAATTCCAAAGAGCTTGTGGACCCGCTCACACCCATGCTGCAAGCTGTCCAACCATAGCGACGCTTTGGCGGCTGTCTCAACGTTGTTAGAATTGACTTCGTCAGTCAGCATCCGCTCTTTCTTGCTTGTGTTGGTGTTGGGGATGCCTACTTCAGTATCGAACAGGGCTTTAATGGTTTTAAGGGCTGTCAACAGTTCGTTGGTAATGAAGTTCCCTTTAAGGTCTGTCGCAAAGTGCATCCAAGGGGCTTGCCCGGATGCCCCATTTTTAGGCGCTTTGAGCAACGAGGAATCCACAAACACGGCGGGGTCGCCCTGCATGATCTGGTCAAACATCTTTTTAAAAGATTCTGCACCGGCCTTGTTACCAGATGCAAACACATACGCCAACCGGCTGTTGATTAAATTGCTCTGGATGGTCTGGGCCGCAAGGGCCATCATATCCCCATAATAGGCCACAATATCCACCATACCGCGGTAATCGGGCTGCAAATTGATGATCTCACACTGCTTTCCGATTTGCAAATAGGGGGACCCTTTAATAAAAGGGTTTGCAATGATGGAGTGTGTCGGATTATAGAAAATGTTGATGCCGGTCAATCCCATTCGGTCATATACCAGGCCATAGCGGTCAGTATTGAACACCGTAACACCCCCGGAGCCGAAAACAAGATATTGCAAACGGTTACTGGGCCATGTGTCGGGGAGCGTCCAGCGGACCATAGACACAGCTTCAAGGAACAGATACTTGCGGAAATAATAGGATAAGCTGTTGCCCTTGGTGTGCATCACGGAGGGAGTAACCGGCGACACATGAGCATTGATCTGCTCATAGCTGTAGGGCGCACTCATAACAGACGACCTCCTTTTGCCATTTTAAACAGTAACCACACCGGCAATTTACCAGCGGGCCACGGACCCGGCCCGGGACCTGGGCCAGGTCCTCCGCCGGAATCCCATTCGACGTCCCATGTGCCGACCTGATTCGGGATTCTGATAATGCTGGACGGGTCCCTCAGGTTTCCGGCGGCATCGGCGTACTCCCAATGCGTGTGAATGCCCGTTGCGTTGCCGGTTTTGCCCTGCGTGCCGATAAACTGACCCTTGGAAATGGTGTCACCCACGTTCCAAATTTGCGAGGCAAAATGCGCGGCACGCCATGTTGTGCCGTCGGCCATCCGCACCTTAATCATATTGCCCCATGACTGGTTGCCCGATGTGCTGCCATTCCAGTGCTGCGCCACGACCACAACGCCCGCCTCGGGCGCGTAGGCTTTGTGATTGCCGTGCACCGTGTCAACGCCTCTGTGGGGGCTACCGTCAGCGTATGCAGGATAACCGGCGGTTACTCTGATCGGCGACACGTCAGTAATACATTGTTTATATACGGCCATTGTTTACGCCTCCTACTCTAAGAAGAATCCATTTTTCATATAGCTTTTGACGCTGTCAATCTCAGCGGCTGTTGCGGGCAACGCAATATCGGGGTCGTCTACCATTATGAAACCCGGGATACTGAACAGCTGCACTTTCTGACACAGGGGCCGCCCGTGGTGCTCGTTGTTGTCGTCCACAAGAATTTTAAAGCGTGCAACTATATAAGGAACCGTATCAAAAGCTATTGTGGACCCAGTGGCGCCCTTACTTGCAACATCAGCATTAGTGGCCTGCGCCGCATTTAAAATACCGTTTCCGACGTCAGAAATAGAACCCCCTGAAAATGCTGCTTGGAGACCTCCGAACGCGGCAGCAATACCAGTATGCAGCAAGCCTCCGCTGCCCGACGGTATATCAAATGTAATATTGGAAAGTTGAATAGGTACCCCAAGTTTGGCGGTTGTCTCGTGTACTAGCTGATTCGAATCGGTAAATATACGTAAGATACTGTCACCGGTGAAAAGGTCAACCATATATTGTATAGATAAGGTGACAGCGCCCCACAGTTTAGATGCGTCAAGAGGTATCACTCCAAAGGGCTGCAAGAAGATAGTGTAGTCCGTGTAGGGGGAGGCATTACAATACCCTCCGCGGCTTCCCGCTTGAGGGTGCTTCGGGATACTCACGCTCACCGATTTTGTTAATTTGTTATTGTCTTCTCCCAAAATCCAACATGGAACGCCTATCGACCACCACCCGACATCTACACTTGAAACAAGCGGTAAATGTGCGGTGATTTTGGCGATGTCAAATGGAAAGTAATTGCAACTTACGATATATTGATAGGGATTAAAAAGAACCTTTGTTAAACTGTCGCTAATTTCCGTATTGTCAATACTAAGGTATGACACATCAGTCAGCAATTTTGCAGATAGTTTTTTGGCATTTGTAGGGGTCATTACTGCATATGTAATAGCCCCAATGGAGTTTGCGGCTTTAGCTATAAACCCAATAACAAAGAATCCCCCGCTAATTGTTTCCGCAAAGCCACCTTGAAAAGCGGTTGTTACACTTTGCACTTTAGCCGATGCCGGGTAAAGTCCATCTGAAATTGTACCATCATACTGTGCCGACGATCTTGTGACATACTCCGTACTATTGCCGATCTGGTCACGGTAACTTGCCAGCGTGTCAACAGTCAGCGAGGCCGCCCAGAGACCGTTGGCATATGTCCAATTTTTAACCCAGTAATACCGGCTGAACGTGGGAAGGTAGCAATAATTGTACCCGGTGGGGTCGTTTTGTGTTGCAATCTTGATCTCGGGGTCAATGATGTTACAAGGGGCTTTAAGGTCGATTCCGAACTCCTGCCCACCGTCGGGCCGCTTTGTGCTGTTTGTGCGCTTTGCAAACTGGTAAAAAATAGCTTGCATTTTGCACCTCCTATAAAATAACCGGCGGGCAAATGCCCGCCGGTGCCGGTCAGGACTTCGAGGGGTCCTCGTCCTTGTGCGTGGTGGTTTTAAGGGTGGAGGCTTTTGTCGCCTGGGAGGCGCTCGGCGCAGTGACGTCTCCTTTGGTCATCAGGAACAGAACGGCGTTCTCGGTGAAGTCATCGTACCACGACCAACCGTAGTGGTACCAGAAATTCGTATACAGGCCGCGTGCGTTCATGGGGGTAGGGACCACGCGGGACAGCTTCGGAGTGTAGCCGATGGCGTCCCAGTCCAGCAGGCACCCGAATACATTGGAGAGCTGCACTGCTGCATTCTTGGACGCCACACCGGCAGCAGTGGTCACAACAGGTGTCGCGGAAATGGTCTCGCGCTTGTCGATGTTCTGCCAGAATGTGACCTGTTCCGCGTCACGGTATTTCAGCATGTTGTCATGGAATACCTCGGGAATCACGCGGGCGTCGATCTGGCTCTGCGTACCGCTGTACAGATAGAGGTGCTGACGGTCATACGGGGTGTGGCGCATGATGTTGTACGTCGTGCTGCCGATCTGCCAATTCTGATGCCAGTTGATGGAACGCTCTTTCATCAGGCGGGAAATGTCATTGATACGGCCATAGGCATATTTGGCAAATCCCGGGAAGTTTGCTTCTTTGTACACGTCCTGCACGGTCAGTTTCGTGCCCTGCTGGGCGTTGTACTCGTCGAGCAGATAGACGACACTGTTGGGGCTTGTAACCGTCATGCCGGTCAGATGATTCGCCATCAGGTTATTGGCGAGGTTCCGTCTGTCTGCCTCGATCTGGTTCGACAGATGCAGCACGAACGAGGACCAGAATTGCGCCAGTTCCTCGGGGCCTTTGAACGCCGCTTCCATCTGGGTATCAGCCTGCGTGTACACGCGGCTATAATTGGTCTGGCCGTAGTAGTTTGTCTGAAGGACTTTAGGCTTGTGGACTTCGTACATATCCACACTCTGGCCGTCTTGCAGCGCCCACGCCTTATCGGTGACGGGGTCAGTGTCGCAGAAATTGATCTTCCGCACATGGTTCGACCAGTCGTCACCCGTGACCTGCAAGCGTTTCAGCGGGGCATCGTAGGGGCGAACGGCAAAAATGGTACGTCCCAACACCTGGCTAATCGCTTTAGTGTAGTTGTCTGGGCCGGTCAGCAACATGGCCTGCGCAACAGACACAAAGCTAGACGTGTCCACGATGGGGGACGTCGGTTCCTGGCCAGTGGCCATCTTGTTGATTTCGGTCAAAATTGCGGCAATGTCCGCAAAATCCATACCAAGAGGCATGTTACTTCACTTCCTTTCCATAGGTAGGATCGATGATTCGGGCTGTCACAGTAGCGGCATCTGCCGCCGGCTGCTGCTGGATGCCAAGGCCAAGCGCGTTTGCCTGCAACGTCTGGGTCATAGTCTGCATTGCCTGGGCGCTGGTCTGCTGGCCCTGCAAAATCTGCTGCAACAGGGTCTCAAGGCCATCATACTGCGGGACGGGCTGCGGCGCGGGCTGTGGCGTGGGCTGCGGCGTGGGCTGCGGCACGGGCTGCGGCGCGGGCTGCGGCGCGGGCTGCGGCACGGGCTGCGGCACGGGCTGCTCCATAGCTTCGATCTCTGCTTTGGTGTATCCGGCCATAGCGAGGGCCGCTTTTTCACTGATTTTCAACTTTAGTCGCCTCCATTACAACGTATGTGTCATGTGTCAGGCATTTAATGACCTGATCTTTATCGCCTTTGGAGAGAGGACCCACCGCGCAACACTGCCGCGTGTGGGCGACGTCTGTCCAGTCGCTATAGTAGCCGATGCCCAAACGAGTGCAAAGGTCAGCCAGCAGAAAAGCACGCTCGTTTGTGATCGACTGGGCGAAAATGATATAACAACCCATTGGTTAATCCCCCTTGAGTTTTGCAAAAATTTTAGTAAGAGGCCCCACCAATTCAGGGTTGATCATTCCGATATTCTCGATGATGCTGCCAATTTCCATCAAAACAAAATAGGCACAACCGATGGCCGAGAAAGACACATCGACGGTGACGCCCACAATGGGCAAGTAGAAATCAGCGGCAGCAAGCAACCCCACGGCCAGAACTTCCCCGAGTTTGTGATAAAACCCCTGACGCATCACGCTGGAATCGAAACCCGTGGTAGAAAAGGCTTTCACCATACCACTGACAACATCCATACCAATAAACACCAGAACGGCCAGAACTGCATAAACGTTCATATAACATCACCTCCCATACAGATACAAGTAAATCCCAGGTTCTTGCGCTGGCTGACGCCTGCCCGCCCCTTCTGGGGGCTGCCTGTGGGCACCTGGGATTGACTTTAATATATACTACCCGTATAAAAAAGTCAAGTGACGCAATACTCGCGAAAGAAAATTTCATCCGAGTAGCGCTCAAACTCAATTTGCCTCTGCAAATACGCGGGCCATATATACCCATACGCGGCCCTGAATCGTTTACGCTCATAATCGCCAGTGCCATATGTGGGCATCTCGCCGGACCGATGCCGACACACATAGTAAAGGGGTTTGCTCTTATGCTCATAGATGCAGCACCGCCCAATTTGAACAAGGGGGTAGTATTCCCGGAGGGGCCGAGATACAACAAGACTTTTCTCCTCGGCGCTGTACTGGTTTTCAATAGCGGACCTATAAAAGTCCGTTCCGGTCATGGACCTATAGAGGGCCGTATTGGCTTTCTCTTTGGCAATAGGGCTGTCCACTAGATCAATCAAAAGAATCCCTTTATCGGTCAACAGCTTTACGCGCTCTTTCTTGCCGATCATCTTTTCGACTGTATCGGTGATTTCCCACTGCATATAATAGGGGTTAGCCATTCCAACAGCGTTTGACATACACAACAGCGTCAGGGGCTTTTGCCCTTGCAATTCGCGGTTACGGTTGACCGTCTCATAAATGTTGGCAAGGCCCACACCCTCGCCTCGCCGGTAATAGTCGGACTCTTCTTTCTGGTATTCGTCCAAGATAATTATATTGGTATGGGGGCTTGAAAAACCACGGGTACGAGCAAGAGTCACGACGCTCCCCACGACGCCCGACATCTTGGCCGGTTTTATGGGCGCTCCTGTATCCGTGTAGGCTCCTGCGTTGCCCACTTCATACAGTCCCGCTATTTTGGGCAATTTGAACGGGGCGTAATGTGTTTGCAAATCGTCGTTCAATGGAGACCACGGCCACATACTGGGCGACGCGCAAATAAGTTCCGCTTGCTGCGGCGTGCGGCGCAGATATAGAAATTCTTCTTCGGTCTGATGCACGTGTTTCAATGCTCCATAAGTCTTGCCGGTACCACGTCCACCCCATATAAAAATAATAGACGCCCCGGTGGACAAAATGCCATCTTTTTCGGAAAAATTCGGCCATCCTTCATCAGTGTACAGTTTAATCATCAGACAACCTCCATAATCTTGTACCCTAATATCTTTGCGTATTCGTCGGTAATTCCCAACGTGTACGTATTATCACAAATACACAGGTTTCTTGTTATATGTACCGTGTGCCCATCAACCACAAAATCGGGCACATTGGGCCGGTCATTATAAATAACCTGATTTCCGGCGGCAAGACAGAACGTAAAGCCGGGCTTGAATACCTCAAAACCACCCCATAGGGCCAGCTCCAAACCGCCTTTCCGCTTGCTAACTCCTGCTATGGTAGTAGTAATTGGCCCGCCCTTTTTATAGGTAGTCGCGTATTTTTTTGCGCCCCACGTCATAAACTCCGCGTAGCTGCGCTCTTGCTCATACACGCCCATGTAGTGAGTATTGCCTTTTGGGTCCGTAGCACACGCACCATTATCTTTCGCAAGCTGCTTCACAGATTTGTTAAACTCCGCTAAATCAATATTGCCCATGTATTTGACGCTGTCAGTGTCGCAGTACACACCATTCTTGCCCGCGGCCCATTGCGCTATTTTTAGGCGCTTGCGAGTGTGAGCCGTTGTCCATACGCCCCATTGGTAGGGTAAAAACAAGTGGGGGCGGTGGTCGTTATAACTGCCCTCTGGGTCGTCGGTGCATTCGCTCCAAAGATTGTCGGGGTCATCCTCGTCAAAAAGTGTGTCCAGCTGCAAGGGGTCTTGTGCGGTCATACCGTAGTAGCTATTGAGATCGCCCTTGGCCTTAACATAATACAAATCTTGACCGGGAACACCTTTAAGGGATGTTTTGCCGGTGTAACTCTCTTTTACGCAATCCGTCAAGGGCTTTGGCAGTTTGCCATAATCGGACGTGTACAGGTCCATAACGTTAAGAGCGTCCCAATCATATTCTTTGGCAATGATTCTAAAATCTATATCGGTTATGGTGATCTCAAAATGTTCAGCAGACAACAGACGGCCATTGTCGTTAATGTATCCTTCACAATGCCGAACCTTCGCAAGGGGGATATATGGAAACCCCCACCACTTAAAACGCTGACGCAAACCTTTCACTTGCAAGCGCATCAAGCACGCCTTGCCGTGCCTCATACATTGCATTAACCGCTCTACGGTGGCCGGTTCCTGCCTAAACGGCGTCATAGGAAAATAACATTCGCATTGTACGGCAGGGTACGCACTTGACATATCCACGGAACCAACGTTATCCAAATGGAGACCTACATAATACCGATTCGCATGGGTGTCACCGCCCCGGAACGCCTCCCGCAACATTTGGTATAGGTCCCACGACGGCAAAAGGCGCTTGACCCGTTTAATGCCCCATTTATACATGGCTTCTCGGGCCATCCGTCTGACGTATCCGGTGCGCGTTAGTGGTAGAGTATACAGATCGTCGCCGTCTCGGTTCATCTCGATTAACAGGCACTCCACAATACACCTGACATCATTGACACAATACGCTAATTCTGTAGACGTTAAAGAAGTCCATGGGTACCGAACTTTGGAATAATCAAGTGCCCCCGTCAATTTGGCATGAGGGGCGCCAAGCTGTTTGCCCCAGGCATCAAGGGACAAATTGCTGTGCCGCATACTGCATCGGTACTCAATAGCGCGATTGTCGCATTTTAAGACCCTACGGGGTTTGCTGGCGAACACATCACCCGGGCCAAAATCCAGAATACCCGACAAATATTGAAATTCATGTGCAAGATTGTGAACGTACATACACAGAAACCAGTCACCTTGAGGCCCGCTGCTCGCTTGCAAATAGTCGCTGATTGCCCCCGTAAAGTTCAGCCACTCGTCCCACGTCCTACCAATAATGGTAATATCCAGACCGAGTTGACACTGCCAAATATACATTATGGTATGTGGATTGTCGTCCGCATCTACACATACTCGGCTAGTCTCAATATCAAACGCACACGGCATATTCACATATAAGCGCTTCTTGTTCGTTTTGCGTTTCTTGCCTTTTGTGTGTTTGCGGTCTAGATGCTCCATAAGCCACGGGACAGGGTTGTAATTACAAGCCTCCGCCGAAACCTCCGCGCAGGTCGGCGGAACTGCTGCCTTCGCTATAGTCCCATTCTTTGCCATAGTTGACCTCGCCTTGCTGCCACTTTGCAAAATCGTCGATACTGACATTGTAGCCGCCTTTCTCGCGCCAGTACATAACCGGCTGGTCGGACGGATAGTAGTATACGCCCGATGCTTTTACGATCTCCCACCACTCCGACAGAGCAGTATATTGATCCTCGGGCACGTCGGCTACATCAATACCACCGACTTTCATTTTTTGCTTGAATTCCTCACGGGCTCCGCCAACGGTGGAACCTTTAGAACGCACAAAACGCGCTACATCTGCGAGCGCCTGTTCCAATGCTTTACGGTCTCCTTGCATTGCCTTCAGGGTCGGAAAACCTCCGGCAAATTCTTTATAAACATCGCTGGTGCCGCTGATGGGGTCCGCGGATAGGCGCTTAATACGTTTCTGCGCAATATCGCGCAGTCGTGTATATTCTTTGCGCATCTGATTATCTGGCCACGATTCCAACGCATAGGGGGTATATAGCTCGGCACTGTATTTAAGGGTTGCACTTGCTTTAGCGGCGCCTACTGCCATGCTTCTCGCGCTCCTTTCTATCCATGATTTTATAATACCAGTCGAGGGGGTCTGCTTCAATGCCCAATCCGTTGAAAATAATTTTGGCCCATTCAGAGCGGAAAAACTCAACATCATTGGTTGTAACTCCACTATATACAATGGCCGTTGCGAGGTAGATCAAAGAATCGTCGCAGTTAAGTAAGGATACTCTGTTATCTTTACTTTTCATGGGGCCTCCTAAATAAATATGGCCGCCGCATGTGCGGCGGCCATCTGGTAGATCAAACCAGATTCAAAGACAAAACCTGGCCTTTTTTGGTGCTAATCAGCACAGGTTTGATCTTCACCGGCTCCGTCCAGGTGTCAGGGGCACCCAGCAACGTAAACATACGCTTCAAAGACTGGTACACGCCGACGGAAACGCATGCATACGACTGACCATCTTCGGTAATGAGGACGATACGGGGAGCAATGGCCTTTTCCTCGGGGGCATCGTCCTTACTGACCTCCACGCACTCCACAGACACATGGACCAGCGACAGAACCTCATTGACGTGCTCCTTCAGCTTGTTGGCGGGGTTGCTCGTCGCATTGTAGAACGCAACCGCGGCAGATCGGTCAGAGAGGTTCATATCGGTGTACCCTACACCGGTGTTCATCACATCGGATACCATCATAGTACCATTGTTCTCGGACTTCATCATTGATTCAGACATAATATATAACTCCTTTCATTATGTGCCCTGTCATTATCAATACCGGGTGGGCGGTCCCGATAGACGGCCCGGAGGTCGTTCGACTTATTTTTTGTTAAGGTATTCACGATAGGCCGATAACATCACAAAACGAACGGATTCGGCCCCCTGGTACATAAGATCGGATGACAAGCAAGTTCCTTTTAAACCCTCAAGGGTACGTACTTGCTCGTCGCAATGGATGAGTGCTTGCCTGTAACCGGCCAACCAGGCCCGATCTTCTGCGGCTCGGATAGCGTCCTTTGGGTCCTCATACTCGCACCACGTCAATTTGCCGCCCGGGTGAATTTCGATAATGAATTTACGCATTTCCATTTGTAGAATCTCCCTTCTACCATCCAAACATAATCTTTGCAAAACTGACAAGCACCTTAATACTGTCGATGATGCCATCCTCGGTCAGTGTTTGCAAGTTCTCACCATCAAGAGTAATGTTATCATCGGTTAAGGTGATTTTAATCACGACTTCTTTTTTCATTGGAGCACCCCCTTTCTTGTTTCATTGTCTATATTATACCATACACTAAATTGTATATGTTGCTATTTACATTGTAAAAATTGCTGTACTCCCCTACCCTACCGAGTGCAGAGGGAGGGATTTCTTAATAGATATGTTAGCATTGCCTAACTACTATATTTTGTGTCTATTGACATTTTGCACAAAGATTTAGCCGTTGGGGAAGAAAATTTTGTGCAATCTGCTATTACGTGTCCC